CCGCCGATGCAGCCTACGGCTGGTCAGCAGAATAAGAAGGGTTTGGGCAGTACGTTTGGCGGCAATGCGCAGGGTCGCGGTCAGTTTAAGAATTTCATGTCTGCGAAGAAGCAGACGAGTGCTTTAGTTCCTCAGATGCAGCCTTCGATGCAACCTATGGGTTCGGCTCCACCTATGGCACAACCTAGCATGGCACCACAGCCTATGTTGCCGGGACCTGCTCCACAGATGATGGGTGCGTTGCGTCCTATGGGGAATGCGCAGGTTAGCATGCCTGTTCAGGCTGGGCGTCCGATGCGAGGTAGTCAGGGTGGATTGGGCAGTGCGCCTGTTCAGTTGAATATGGGTGGCATGGTTCCGCAGCTTAGTATGGGCATGGCTTCTGGTGGTCCTGCTGTTTATTTAGGTGATCAAAGGTTATCTGATCCTTCTGACATGCATCAGAAGATGTTGAGGGCGGGATATGGTCGTGATGACATTATGGATTCTGCTTCTGGTATTAGAGATGCTGCGATGCACATTGTTGAGGATACTGATGAGTATTTGGGTGGTGCGCGTGGTGGCTTTGGTCATATGCATGGTTTTGCGGATGGTGGTGAGGTTCCGAGGTCAACGACGATTGCGGGTCAGCCGCATTATTTAGCGTATATTAATCCTGAAGAGGGTGATTTGTTGAAGGGTTTGGGCGGTGCTGAAGCGCCGGGTCCGGGCGGCATTCCGAGTTATTGGTTTCATAGTAGCTGGGGTGGTGGAGGTTCTTCTAGTTCTTCTAGTTCTTCTTCTTCATCATCTTCGAATGACGATAATAAATCATCAAGCGGTGGATTTTTTAGTGATCTTGCGATGGGTCTTGGTCTTAAAGAAAAGGATCAAAGCTATGTTGACCGCACGGCGAACACAATTGCGTCAAATTCTGGTTCTTCTGCTGCGAGTAATTACGCGAGTGGGATGACTGACAAGGGTTTTGATGATAATTACAACGCGCCTGCTGCTGCTACTACGACTACGGTAGATACTTCTCCAGCGGCGACATCGTATGTAGATACATCTAGTGGATATGAGGACGCTGCGTATGGTGGTTCTCAGGCTGATTTTTACAATTCTGGTGGGTTTGGCGACACTGATACCAGCAATGATACATCTAATTATGATAGCGGCTACGAGGATGCGGCTTACGGCGGTTCTCAAGCTGATTTTTATAACTCTGGTGGTTTTGACACTGACAGTGATGATGATGACAATGATTCAGTTGTTGTGACTACGCCGACATACACAGATACGTCTACGCTTGCTGGAATCAACGCTGCTTCTGGTTACACTGGTGATGAGTTTGGCACGGGTAATATTTTCACTGAGACAACTCCGGGCGGTAGCACGGTAGATTTTGGTACTGGCACTGGCACTAATACTGGCACTGGTACTGGTAGTGGTTCTACTACAGTTCCTGATCCTGTATATGTTCCTCCGCCCACTTACTATGATATGTTTGGCGGTGAGCATGCGACTCAGGAGGCTGCGAACGCGGCTGATAAGGAATATACGGATTCTCAACAGCAGGCTATTGATATAGCTTCTCAGACTGATAATGTTCCGGGTTATATGTCTGGTGGTTATGAGTATGAGGGTCCTGATTTTGATCAGGAGGCTAGTAACACTGCGAAGTTAACGGGTGTTGATTACAGCACGATTAGTAATGATTATAGTACATTTCAGGGCAATGACCTGAGTACGGGTGATGGAAACACGATTGGCTACTCGACTGGCGGATCGAAGGTTGGTTATTCAGCGGTTGTAAATCCTGTAACTGGCGGCATTGATATTGTAACGCCGGGCAGTGAGAGCATTGAGAAATCTTTTGCTGCTGAAGAATTAACGGATGCGTTGAATTATTTAACTGACGGTGACGTTGATTTAACGAATTTGAATGCTCCTGTTGATCTTTTGACAGGTTCTGTGACTGGCACTGAGACTGGTGATGTTGGTTTAACATCTGGTGTAGACGCTATTGAGGACATTATTGAGCGTTTAGACACTGAGGGCTTGGATAGTTTTGTTGACGATTCGATAGAGACTGAGTTTGATGCATTTCCAACTTCTGATGGTGTTGTGACGCGAGATGAGATTGAGGCTGATTTAGCTGATGATGGCTTAACTGATTATGAACGCGCAGCGTTTGGAACTGACGCAGAGACTTTTTACAGTGATTTAGGTGATACAGAATCTGACAGTGAAGATGTTTCAGTTGGTATTGACTACGGTGGGCGCGATCCGATGAGGGATCAGGCTCCAGATTATACTTCTACGATTACGGATACAATCAAGGAGCTTGAGGGTTTTGGCGGTAATACTTACTTTGATGTTAATGCTGAACGCGCTGGTTATGGCAGTGACACGAAAACTGATCCTGTAACTGGTGAAGTTACGAATATTGAGCCGGGTATGAATGTTACGAAAGAAGAAGCGGAAGCTGATTTAAATCGTAGGCTTACAACCGAGTTTGTTCCGAGCGTCGTTAATGCTGTGGGTGCAGATACGTTTTACGCTATGGACCCAACTACACAGGCTGCGTTGACTTCGATTGCGTATAATTATGGCGCTAATTGGGCTGAAAAGCTACCAAGTTTGGCTGAAGCTGCGAAAACTGGTAATACGGACTTGATTGCGGATGCGATTGAGGATCGTTCGGTAGACAATGATGGCATTAACGCTACTCGACGTTTGCGTGAGGCTGAAATGGTTCGCTCTGGCGTTGCGCTAGGCGGCGATACTGATATTTACGCTGAAGATGATGTTGCACTTGCTGGAACGCCAACGGGTAAAGGCACTGGTGTTGGTGGCGCTGACGTAGACATTGTGACAGAAGTTACTGAAGGTACAGGCCAAACAGCTACTGAAGCGTACTTGAGTGCGATGAAGAAGGTGGGTTCTGGCTACGATCCTGACGTTAACACAGACCCAAGTGATCCTCTTAAACTAACTGATATGGAACAGCAGGCGTTGTATGGCGCTCGTGGTCAGACTCCAAACGCGGCTGAGACAGCGTATTTGAACAGCTTGCTGAGTGGTGTAAAGCATAAAGAAGATGGTCCGATTGATAATCGTCGGTACATTGAGACACCAATTACATATGGCTCAACTTATAATACTGAAACTGGTGAATTTGAAGGTTCCAATGAGATTACTGGTGGCGGAGAGCGTATTGAGAATCCTAATTTTGGCAAGCAGACGCATAAAGCGGGTGATTATGTTGTTGAGCAATCTGGTTTAGAAACTTTTGGCAACTTAATAGTGAAGGGCATAGACTTCTTCTTGAATCCGTTGACGATCTTGGGTGATAAATACAGCCTTGAGAATATGAATGAATCTTACGTTCAGGAACAGCTTGATGCGTATAAGAATGGCGGCACGTTTGTTTATGACGGTGCAGGCACTGTGGTTGGCATTGCTGACGCGAACTATGACGCGGATGGCGATGGTGAGAATGACAGTGTAGTTCTTCTAGGCGATGATGGTGAATACACTGTTAGCAGTGGTCGCATTGGTGTTGAAGATGTTGATAACAGTAATCAATTTTCTGATACTGACAAAGACATAGATGACATTGATATTGTGGATTCAAATACAACTTTTACAAACACTGAAACTGGTGTTGTTGAAGAGCGTGTAGGCGCTGGCGAGGAAGAAACTGAAGATGAGCCTTTCGTTGATCCATGTCCAGAGGGTTTTGTTTTAGACCCTGTTTTGGGTGAATGTGTTCCGATTGATGAGGTTGATGCGACAGCAGGTACTCCAGATTTGGGTGACGTTATTCGCCCTGATACGGGCAGTAGCACTCCAACACCCACACCCACACCTGCGGCTGGTGAGCCTATGATAATTCGTGGACCGAAGCAGTTTAATGTCGGCGGTGCGGTAACACCTAACATTGATAGATTTATGCAGTCTTTAGGGGCTTAAAATGAATGATTTAAGCGACTTTTCGAAGTACCTCACAGATGAGGAACTAGCAAAGGTCGCTCCTATGTTGGAGCGTTTGCAGACGCTTGATAAGCGTGTTGAGAAGCAGGACAACTACATGAGTTTTGTGAAGCATGTTTGGCCTCAGTTTATTGAGGGCAGGCACCACAAGATTTACGCTGAGAAGCTACAAGCTGTGGCTGATGGTAAGATCAAGCGATTGATTATTAACATGCCGCCTCGACATACGAAGTCAGAGTTTGCGAGTTATTTATTTCCTACTTGGTTGATGGGTAAGCGCCCTGATTTAAAGATTATTCAGGCAACGCACACGGCTGAGTTAGCTGTTGGTTTTGGTCGTAAAGTAAAAAATTTAATTGATAGTGAGGAGTTTAGAGATGTCTTCCCTAATGTCAGTCTTGCGACAGATGCCAAGGCGAGTGGTCGTTGGAGTACGAACGGCGGTGGTGAGTATTATGCGGTTGGTGTTGGTGGTGCCTTGGCAGGCCGTGGTGCGGACTTGGCGATCATTGATGACCCGGTTTCGGAACAAGACGCGCTGAGTGTTACGGCACTAGATAACATTTACGAGTGGTACACATCTGGTCCGAGGCAGCGTTTACAGCCCGGTGGTTCGATTATCATTGTTATGACGCGTTGGAGCATTCGTGATTTAACTGCGAAGGTTTTGGCAAAGCAGAGCGAGAAGGGTGCGGATCAGTGGGATATTGTTGAATTTCCTGCGATTATGCCATCTGGTGATTCGCTTTGGCCTGAGTTTTGGAGCTTAGATGAGCTAGAGGGCGTTAAGGCTTCTATTCCTGTGGGCAAGTGGAATGCTCAGTATATGCAGAATCCCACTGCTGAAGAGGGTGCGATTATTAAGCGCGAGTGGTGGAATTTGTGGGAGGAAGAAGACCCGCCTTCGTGTAGTTATATTATTCAAAGTTATGATACTGCGTTTAGTAAGTCTGACAGGGCTGACTATAGCGCGATTACAACTTGGGGCGTTTTTCATTATGATGAAACGCAAGAGGATCATATTGTTCTTTTGGACGCTGAGAGGGGCCGTTGGGAGTTCCCTGAGTTAAAGGAGCAGGCTTTAGAGTCTTATAAATTGTATGAGCCTGACATGGTTCTTGTGGAGCAAAAGGCGAGTGGTATGCCGTTGACGCAGGAATTAAGGCGAATGGGTATTCCTGTAACGCCGTTTACACCGAGTCGTGGTGCGGATAAGTTTACGCGTATGCATGCTTGTGCGCCTGTATTTGAGAGTGGCATGGTATGGTGTCCTGAGACTAATTTTGCTGATGAAGTTATGGAAGAATGCGCTGCATTTCCTAATGGTGAACATGATGACTTGGCGGATTCGATGACTCAGGCTATACTACGATTTAGACAAGGTGGTTTTATTACGACCCCAAGTGATTATGATGACGAAGATGAACTGGCGTTATACCGCCGCAAACGCGAATATTATTAGGAGGCTTTTATGGCTGATCAAAAACAAGAAATAATGCAGGCGCTTATAAAAGCGATGGGTGGTGGTGCAGCAGGCGCTGGTGCAGGAATGGCAGCAGGGTCAGGAATGAAATCATCACCGCGTCCGAAACCGCGTCCTCAAATGGGTAAAAGAATGATGGTTCAAGAAAAAGGTAATGCCATATCAGATGCTGATAAAAATAAAATAAGAAGAATGATGATTCAAGAATCAGGAAACTCTATGTCGGATTCAGACATGGAGCGTCAACGGCGTATGGATCGTGCAGGTATGTTGGAGGCTCTTGAGGCTGGCGAGATGGGCATGATGTCTCCAATTGAGCTAGAGCGTTTACGCAGACAATTAGGAATGTCACGCCGTAAAAAACCCGCACAATTTATTGACGGTGGTGCAGTTAGCACAAAACCCAAAAAGAAACCCAAGAAGGGTTGCGTCATGAAAGGTCGTGGCGGTAATTTTAAAGGATTGAAATAATGGCAAAAACACCAAAAAAATATAAAGGTTTCTCAATGTTGCCTGAAGCAGTGCAGCAGAAAATGGACCCTAAAGCTGCTATGCAGTACATGGAGGGTGGTGCAGTTAACAAGCCAAAAGTCTCTATGTATATAAAAGGCGGAAGCGTTGAAAGAGATGGAGTTTTAACGGAAGTTGACCCAGAACCCAAAAAGGCTTCAACCAAAGGCGCAACCAGTGGCGGCAAGTCACGAGGCGGTGGCGCAGCAATTAGTGGTCTTAAATTTGAAGGAACAAGGTAATGCCTAAGATCACAATAGACGTTCATCTCCCTTATGATGATATGCCAGTATATGACATACCTGAAGATGAGGTCATAGTTGTTGACGAAGTTATAACAGATGAAGACCCAGAAGAAATCGCTATTACTTGTCCCACATGTGGGGCGGTGATTGAAGATAAGGAAGATTAAATGGCTATAGAGCGTGGATTAGGTGCGGGTGGATTGCCCCAAGACCCAATGGTTGCAGAAGCCGAATCTCTTCAAAACGTAATTGATTTGCCAGCGCAGCCCGGTGTCACAGAGTTTGACGATGGTAGTGCAGTGGTAGGTGAGTTTGAAGAACAAGCCGATATTCCCGCGAGTGTTCCGTTTGATGGTAACTTGGCTGATGTTATTGATGAAGCTGAGTTAGGTAACATTTCATCTGATTTAGTTGGTTCAATTGAAGATGATTTGGCTTCTCGTGAAGACTGGGAAGATACATATAAAACAGGCTTAGAGTTTCTTGGTATGAAGACCGAGGATCGTACAGAGCCGTTTGAAGGCTCTTCTGGTGTTATTCACCCATTATTGGCTGAGTCTGTCACGCAGTTTCAGGCGCAGGCGTATCGTGAGTTGCTACCTGCAACTGGTCCTGTACGCACTTCTGTTATTGGTGCGCAGAACGAAATGCTTGTAAAGCAATCTGAGCGCGTCAAAGATTATATGAATTACATGATTACCTATGAGATGGAAGAGTATGATCCTGAGTTAGATCAGATGTTATTCTACCTTCCTGTTGTGGGTTCTACGTTTAAAAAAGTTTACTTTGATCCACTGAAACAACGTGCGGTAAGTAAATTTATTCACGCTGAAGATTTGGTTGTTCCTTATGGAGCAATTGATTTGGTTTCTTCTCCTCGTGTCACTCATCGTATCACGATGGATTCCAACGAAGTGCGTAAGATGCAGATCGTTGGTTTCTATCGTGACATCGACTTACCTACTGGTGGGTACGGTGAAGACAATATGGCTGATGAGGTTGAGGAGTCAATTAACGATATTCAGGGCGTTCATCCAAGTGGACCTTCTGAAGATTTAACTTTGTATGAAGTCCACACAAGCCTTGATATTGAGGGTTTTGAGGACATGGGAGTAGATGGAGAACCAACAGGTTTGAAACTGCCATACATCGTCACAATCATTGCTGATTCTGGCGAAGTACTGGCTATTCGTCGTAATTTTATGGAAACGGACCCAATGAAACGTGCGAAGCAATACTTCGTGCATTACAAGTTTTTGCCCGGTCTTGGTTTCTACGGCCTTGGCTTGACTCACATGATTGGTGGGTTGGCTCAAGCGTCAACGTCGATCCTGCGTCAGCTTATTGATGCAGGCACCCTCTCCAATCTTCCAGCAGGCTTTAAAGCCCGTGGCGCTCGTATTCGCGATGAAGACAATCCCCTTCAACCGGGTGAGTTCCGCGATATTGATGTGGTTGGAGGCACCCTGCAAGGCTCCTTGATGCCTCTCCCCTTCAAAGAGCCTTCAGGGACGCTTTATAACCTTTTGGGAACTTTGGTAGATGCAGGACGCCGTTTTGCTTCTATGGCTGACCTCAAGGTTGGTGAAATGGGCGGTGACACACCTGTTGGCACGACGATGGCGATTATGGAGCGCGGTACAAAGGTTATGTCCGCAATTCACAAACGTTTGCATTACTCACAGAAGATTGAGTTTAAACTCCTTGCCAGAATCTTTTCAGAAACAATTCAGTCTTATCCATATCAAGCAGATATGCAGATGGGGCCAGAGATTTTTGTGCAGGACTTTGCAGGTCAAATTGATGTTTTACCTATTTCTGATCCTAATATCTTCTCTATGTCGCAGAGGATTGCTTTGGCGCAAACTGAACTACAGTTAGTGCAATCAAACCCACAAATACATGGCGGTCCGCAAGGATTATATGCGGCGTACCGTAAGATGTATGAAGCTCTTGGTGTAACCAACATAGATGCCATTCTTCCCCCCCCACCTCAACCGCAGCCTATGAATGCTGCGAAAGAGAACCAAATGGCATTGCAGGGAGCGCCATTACAAGCGTTCCCTGACCAAGATCACCAAGCGCACATTGAAACGCATATGGCTGTTATGTCTACGCCTGCTATGGAGTTAAACCCGCAGTCGATTATTGCATTACAGGGGCATATTCAGGAACATATTGGTTTAATGGCTGAACAGCAGGCACAGCAAGAATTTATGTCTCAGATACCGCCAGAACAAATGCAGATGATGCAGCAACAAGCTCAGATGATGCCACCACAGCCCGGTCAGCCACCTGCTGATCCTATGATGCAGTTTAAGCCACAGATAGATTCTCTTGCGGCTGAAAAAATTGCTGAGATGACAGAACAGCTTGCACAGGCGGTAGCACCTCCACCGCAATCTGATCCGCTTGTAGATATTAGAAATCAAGAACTGCAACTGAAAGCAGCAGACATGCAGCGCAAACAAACAGAATTTGAAACCAAACAAGAATTTGAACGTGAGAAAGAACAAAATGATGTTCTAACTGCACAGCAAAGGATTGATGTTTCAGAAGCGGCATTAGCCGATAAAACAAGAATTGCAGAGGATCGCATTCAAACACAGCGAGACATTGCGGCTCTAAACTCAAGCATGAAGGGAAATTAATATGGGATCAGTAAGAGAAAAAATGGTTGAACAAATTCGTGCAGCGAAACGTGCTGCTGCAAACATTGTTCAAAAGGCTCCTGTTGTGGAAATGGTAAGAGCGCGTGATGAGGATGGACACTTTGTTAAAGATGACCCAAGCACCCCAGAAAACGAAGCGTGGGTTGAAAAGCCAGCCGCAAAGCCAAAAGCTCAAAAAAAGCCAGCCACAAAGAAAAAAGCAGCAAGCAAAAAGTCTAAGTAGATTTAGTAAAATTGCAAGACCCCAGAGATTCCAAGGTATTTTCTGATTTTTTGGTATTAATACTTGTGTTTCCCGTATAATCGCATACTATATGCGGTATGGACGCACTAAATCTTGCAGAATATCTGCTAAAAAACATTCGTGAGCGCGATGTGCGTTTAAAAGACAAGCTCGCGGATGGCTCGATACAAGCATTTGACGAGTATCGGTACATCGTAGGCGAAATACGCGGAATGTCCTACGTTGAAGAAGAAATTAAAACCGCGATGAAAGGCATAGAGTACGCAGATGACTAATAAATTAGTTGTGCCAGAATATGTGGCACGGGCGCAAAAGAAAATAAATAAAAACGCAGAAATACCAAAACCTATAGAAAATGCTTTTGGTAAAGGTGCGGAGAGCAAAAACGAGCATGATCCATCTAAGATGGAAAGTTCAGCGATAGAAAGATTACCACAGCCAACAGGCTATCGTGTTCTCATTATTCCCTATTATCCTAGTGAAAAAACAAAAGGTGGCATTATTGTTCCCGATGCAATTCGTGATCGTGAATCCTTTGCTACTGTAGCGGCTTATGTCGTTAAGCTAGGTCCAGACGCATATAAAGATTCCCAAAAGTTCCCAAATGGTCCTTGGTGTAATGAAAAGGATTGGGTTCTTATAGGAAGATATGCTGGAAATAGGTTTAAAGTGGAAGGTCTTGAGGTAAGAATCATAAATGACGATAATATTATTGCGACGATTCTTGACCCCAAAGACATTTCATATGTATAAGTGAAGGGAGAACAAGGAAATGTCTATGTCTGAAGATATTCGTGAAAACGAAAAGGTTGAGGAAAATACATCTGTAGAACTTGATGATGATCAAGATACAGTTGAGGCTTCTTCAGACGACTCCAAAGAAGAAACCCGAACAAATGTTCAAGATAAGTCTTCTGGAGATGAAGAATTAGATAATTATAGTCAATCTGTTCAAAAACGTATTAGAGAATTAACTGCGAAAAGACATGCTGCTGCTGAAGAAGCGCAGGCGGCTGTTCAGTATGCTCAAAACATGCAGCAAGAAAACGCTCAGATGAAACAGCGTTTGCAGCAAATGAGTGTTGGCTACAATACTGAAACAGAAGGAAGATTAAAGGCTCAAGAGTCTCAGGCTAAACGTGCTTTAGCTGAAGCTATGGAGGCAGGCGATTATGAAAAGGTTGCCGATGCTCAAGAAGCCATTTCAAAGATTGCTATAGCTAAAGAGCGTGTACGCGTTCAAAAAGCAAAAATTGCGAAACAACAGCAGGTTGAAAAGCAGCAAGCACAAGTTGCTCAACAGCAAGCTCAACAACCACAACAACAGCAGGCGGCTCCACAACAAGCCCCCGATCCAAAATTGCAGAGTTGGTTAGGTAAGAACGAGTGGTTTGGTCAAGATCGACTAATGACTCGCGCTGCACAAGCAATTCATGAACAATTAGTATTAGAGGAGGGTTTTGACCCTACTGGTGACGATTATTATAAAGAAATCGACACTCGTATGCGTACAGAAATGCCTCAAAAGTTTAAGGAGAAACGGTCCAACGCTCAGACTGTTGCTCCCGCGTCTGGAAACGGACGGTCAGTAAAATCAGGGCGGAAGAAATCGGTGGAATTAACGCCGGGTCAAGTGGCGTTTGCCAAAAAAATGCGTATCCCATTAGATAGATATGCAAAAGAAGTTGCTCGTTTAGAGCAAAGACAGGAGTAATTGATATGGCTAATAGGACATCACGCGAAGTAGAATCGCGGGAGCGCAAAGAGCGCGTAACAGAATGGCGTCCCGGTTCAGCCTTGGATGCCCCTGAACCCCCCATCGGATATGTTCATCGTTGGATTCGTGAATCTGTGATGGAATTTGATGACAAAACAAACGTTCATAAGAAACGGCAAGAAGGCTGGGACCTCGTTCGCGCAGAGGATTACCCAGATTGGATCGGACCTGTAGTAGACGAAGGGCGTAACGCTGGTGTCATTGGCAACGGTGGACTTGTTCTCGCACGAATGCCCGTCGAATTGGTTCAGCAGCGGAAAGATCACTATAAAGGTGTGACTAAAAATCAAATGGATGCAGTGGATAATGATTGGATGCAAGAAAACAATCCAATTATGCCGAAACTTGCTCCTCAACGTAAATCTTCTGTCTCGTTCGGCTCTGGTCGAAAGGGCGGATAATCTGAAGGAAACTAAAAATGGCTAATCAAGACGCCTCTTTTGGTCTTCGTCCAGTTCGTACAAGTATTAGCTCACAGCAGCAAAACCGTTATCGGATTGCTTCAGGCTCTAGTACTGCTATTTTCCAAGGCGACATGGTTGCAATGGTTACAGGTGGTGGTATTGAGCGTGTAGCAGCAGGTGGATCAGGGTTTATCCTTGGTGTGTTTAACGGCTGTGTCTATACTGACCCAACAACTGGCAAGCCCACTTTCTCTAATAGCTACCCCGGTAGCATTTCCGCATCCGACATCATGGCTCATATTATTGATGATCCGGGTGCAACATTCGAAATTCAAGCTAATGCAGCAATGCCTGTTACAGATTTAGCTGGTAATTTCGACATTGTTGATCAATCTCCTGTAGGTGATACCACATCTGGTACATCTCGTTTGGAGCTTGCTGTATCAACTGGTGCAACAACTGCAACATTGCCGTTGAAAGCCATAGATATTTCTCAAGACCCTGAGAACAGCGATGTTTCATCGGCAAACACTAACGTGATTGTCAAAATTAATAACCATCTGTTCAGTGGTGGAACCACTGGCTTGGCATAAGGAGATTGAGTTATGGCTATTTCACGCTCCCAACTCGTCAAAGAACTTGAGCCGGGCCTGAACGCTCTATTCGGTATGGAATATGACCGATATGAGAATCAACACGCAGAAATCTTTGATACGGAAACATCTGACCGTGCTTTTGAAGAAGAAGTTATGTTGGTCGGATTTGGGAATGCTCCCACAAAATCTGAAGGTTCTGGCGTCGAGTTCGACAGTGCAAATGAAGCGTATACTGCTCGTTATTCACACGAAACAGTTGCTCTTGCTTTCGCACTGACTGAAGAAGCAATCGAAGACAACCTGTATGATCGTCTTGGTGCGCGTTATACGAAGGCGCTTGCGCGTTCTATGGCACACACAAAGCAGGTCAAAGCGGCTGCTGTTCTAAACAATGCGTTTGACAGCAACTTTGCAGGTGGCGATGGTAAGGAACTTTGCGCAACTGATCACCCACTATCTGGTGGTGGTACGTTTCGTAATGAACCAGCAACCGCAGCAGACTTAAACGAAACTTCGCTTGAGAATGCTTTGATTGACATCTCTACTTTCGTCGATGAGCGCAATATGATTATTGCTCTGCGCGGCACCAAGTTGATTATCCCACCACAACTGCAATTCGTTGCAGATCGTTTGTTGGAATCAACATTGCGTGTTGGCACAGCCGATAATGATGTAAACGCGATTCGAAACATGGGTATGATTTCAGAAGGTTATACAATTAACCATTTCTTAACAGACCCAGATGCGTTCTTCTTAAAGACTGACGCGCCTAACGGATTTAAGCACTTTGAGCGTTCTCCAATGAGAACAAACATGGAAGCTGACTTCGATACAGGCAACATGCGCTTTAAGGCTCGTGAACGTTATAGCTTTGGCTTTAGCGACCCACGCGCAGTATTCGGTTCTCCGGGCGCATAAAATGTGATACAGTGAGGTTATCCTCCCTGTAAACTTTAGGGGGCTGCTTCGGTAGCCCCTTTCTTTTTTTATAATTTATGTTATGCTTAATTTATTCCTGACAGTTGCATGGTGCGACTGACTTAACCCAGACAGGAGATTGATATGGGTACTACAACTTTTTCAGGCCCGATAAAGGCCGGAACAATTAAAAATACAACAGGCTCTACACTTGGTTCTGACGTTGCTAACGTTGGTCAAGTTGTTATGTCACAAACTTTTTCAGCAGATTTGTCTGGTGGGGCATTAGCCGCAGTCGTACAAGATGTTGTTATTCCTGCCAACTCACAAATTATTGATTGTGTAATTGATATTATTACAGCGGCTAATGCTACGACAAACTTGAGTGTTGGAGATACTGTTGGCGGTGCAGCCACGATTTTAAACACTTTTGCAAGTGGTACAGATGCAGGCCGTAAGTATCCAACAACACAAGCTGGTGCTGCACTTGCTTGGCAAGATACAGGAACAGCAGATATTCGTTTGACTGTAACTGCTTCAGCAGCAACAAATGCGGGTTTGGTTCGTTTTACTATCTTATACGCTCAAAATAACAACTTAGCGTAATAGGAGGCTAGTATGGCAGG